GGAGATGCCTGTTAATATTAACAGACAATCTCGTGTAACTTTTGGTGGTGGACGTAAATCATAATTTTTTGATAAAAGCCATCGCTGTATTTGTTTAACTTAGTTATAAAAGGAGATAACATATGGCTAACGTAGCTGAAAAGTTTGGTCTAAGACCATACAAGTCGTTGAATGGTGCTCCGTGGAATAACGCCCAAAACAGATACACGATAAAACAAAATGAAGGTACTGCAATCTTTCAAGGTGACTTAGTTGTCCCAACGTCTACAGGTAATGTAGCTAGACATAGTGCAGGTACTTCGGATCACGTTGTCGGTGTATTTAACGGGTGTTTTTACACAGACCCAACAACACAAAAACCTACCTTTAGCAATTTTTACCCTGGATCTATCAATGCAGATGACATTGTTGCAAATGTAATTGATGATCCTGATACATTGTTTCTAATGGATGCTGATGCAGCATTTACTAGATCAGAACTGTTTAAAAACTATTCTGTAACCAATGTAACTGGTAATACTGTTACTGGTATTTCAAAAGTTCAACTTGATGTAAGCACAGGTGATAGTGCATCTACATTTATGGTAATGGCTGTAGATATAAGCCAAGATCCTAACAATGAAGATACTACTACTGCTAATGCAAACGTTCTTGTTAGAATTAATAATCACTTCTACCGTCAAAGCGGTGGACTAACTTAGAGAGGTAAATTATGGCTATTTCAAGATCCCAGTTGGTCAAAGAGTTAGAACCAGGTTTAAATGCTCTCTTTGGCTTAGAATATAATAGATACGAAAACGAACACGCAGAAATCTTCGTTGCAGAAGCATCAGATAGAGCTTTTGAAGAAGAAGTAATGCTTACAGGTTTCGGTAGTGCTCCAGTAAAAGAAGAGGGTGCAGGGGTCACATTTGACCAAGCAACTGAATCTTTTACAGCAAGATACACTCACGAAACTATTGCTATGGCATTTGCTATCACTGAAGAAGCGATAGAAGATAATCTATACGATAGATTAGCTGCTCGTTATACAAGAGCATTAGCTCGTTCAATGGCAAACACTAAGCAAGTAAAAGCTGCAAATGTACTTAACAATGCATTTAATTCAAACTTTGCTGGTGGTGATGGTGTAGAACTTTGTTCAACACAACATCCACTTGCTACTGGTGGTGTATTCGCTAACGAATTAGCAACTGCTGCAGACTTATCTGAAACCGCACTTGAGCAATCTTTAATTGATATTGCTGCATTTGTTGATGAAAGAGGTTTGAAAATTGCTATGCAGGGTGTAAAACTGATCATTCCAAAAGAACTTCAGTTTACTGCAGAGAGAATTTTAAGATCTCCACAGAGAGTAGCGACAGCTGATAATGACATTAATGCTATGGCTTCAATGGGTATGATCCCACAAGGTTATAGAGTTAACCATTATCTGACTGATACGGATGCTTTCTTTATTATGACAGATGCACCTAATGGACTAAAACAGTTTGTTAGAGCACCAATTAAAACTGCTATTGAGGGTGACTTCGATACAGGTAACGTAAGATTCAAAGCAAGAGAAAGATATTCTTTTGGTTTCTCTGATCCAAGAGGTATTTTTGGTTCTCCAGGAGCTGCTTAAATATTACGATTAATATTGATTAAAAGGGGCTTACGAGCCCCTTTTTTTTATGTATAATGAATCTACCAAGATAATATAAACTAAATGTAGACTGACTTGGCAGACCACCCTAGAGGACTACATTTTTTAACCTAGGAGAAAACTATGGCAGGTGTACATTTTACAGGCCCAATTTTATTTGCGGGTGTAAATGACAATAAAAAATGGTTTAAGGATTTACCAATAGACAAAAATCCAGATTACGTGGTTTATTTTGATGATTTTGACAGAGTGGGTTTTGACTCTGCCACAGGTCACAGATGGACTGTTGTAAAAGATTCAGGAGCATCGGTAGCAATAGCTGCTGATCAGTTAAATGGTTTACTAAATTTAAGTTCAGCAGGAACCACAGACAACGATGGTGCTTCTATTCAGAAGAATGAAATATTTCAAGTACAGGAAAACAAAGACTTATGGTTTGAAACTAAAGTTAGAACATCTGACGTGACTGACACTGATTTATGTTTTGGGTTCACTATAAATTTTGCAACAAATCCAGAAAATATGTTAACCGCAACAGACAGAATCGTTTTTCAAAAAGATGACGGTGATGCATCTATTCTGTGTAAAACAGAAAAAGATGGTACAGAAACTTCAACTGATTCTGGTGTTGATATGACAAACGATACTGATGTTACATTAAGCATTAGAATTCAAGGTCCAAAAGATTCTAATCATACTGGACAAGTTGAATTTTTTGTTAACAGAAAACTAGTTGCTACTCACACAGATAATATTCCTAGTGATGAAATTTTAACAATAGCAGCAATGTCTCTATCAGGTAATGCTACTGGAACTAAAATTACAACACTTGATTATATGTTTGCAGCATCTGATAGATAGGAGTAAATTATGGGTTTACAATTACAAGTAAAAACCTTTAAACCAGCAGCAGCTAGTACTACTAGTGTGGCGGCAGCTCAAACTTTAGGTGGTGCAGGCGATATGACTTTAGCAGGCACCGCTGCTACTTTTGCTGGCACTAATACTGTAGCACTGATTACGTTAACATCCTCAGGAAATATATCTGGTGTGAACTTTACGATAACAGGCACAGATGCTAATGGTGCATCTCAATCTGAAACAATTGCAGGACCAAACGCAAATACTGTCTCTACAACTAAGTATTTTGCTACCGTTACACAAATTGCTGCAAGTGGAGCAGTCGGCACCAATACATCAGCAGGAAACTCTGCTGAAGCTGCAGGCGTAATATTTGCAGGAGCTAACAGAGTAAAAGGTGCACAAATAACTACTGGTGGAACAATTGGTGATATTTCTTTTGCTTTAGGTAGTCCAACAGGAGATGTTTTATTCTTCTATACAGTTGCGACCACTACAAAAGATTATATTGAACCGTACATTCCAGATGAGGGTATTTTATTTAGGAAAAATTCAACTTTAGGTTCCTATATAAAAATGCCAGCAGGCACAGTAACCTCGGCGACTGTTTATTATGGATAGTATGGATTCATACTATGAGGATCTAGATTTATTTGGTCTAAAGAAAGGAGGTATGCCTCCTCGTAATAAGAAAAACTTTAGATCAACTAAATCAGGCGCGGGTATGACTGCAGCTGGAGTAAAAGCTTATAGACGGATGAATCCAGGTTCCAAACTTAAAACAGCGGTTACTGGTAAAGTAAAGAAAGGCAGTAAAGCTGCAAAACGTAGAAAGTCTTTTTGTGCAAGAAGTGCAGGACAGGCTAGAATGCATAATATTAACTGTAAAAAAACGCCTAACAAAAGAATTTGTCAGGCAAGAAGGAGATGGAAATGTTAGATCAAATAAAAAATCATATTGATAATATAAAAAACTTGTATAATTCTAATAAAGACTTTATAGTAATTGGACTATGCGTATTATTGAGCCTTTCTTGGATTTTCTAACTACCGGTTTTCTCGTATTTGGTTTTTTATTTTTCTTATCAATTTGGGCGATATGGGTGTCCATATCTTTTCCAGTTAATTTATTTGTGAGAAAATTTAAAAATGAAACTATCACCTAATTTTACACTTTCAGAAATGACAAAATCACAAACGGCACTTCGTTTGGGTATTGATAATAAACCTAATCAACAACAAATTTTATGTCTTAAAACATTGTGCGAAAAACTTTTACAACCAATTAGAGATCGTTTTGAAATGCCCATAACAATATCTTCAGGTTTTAGAAGTATTGAACTGTCAAAGAAAATAGGGTCAAGTGCTAAATCTCAACACTGTAAGGGGGAGGCTGCCGATTTTGAAATAATTGGTTTGGATAATAAAAAACTAGCTGAGCACATAAATAAAAACTACGATTATGACCAGCTAATTTTAGAGTTCTACAAAGAGTCAGACCCTAACAGCGGATGGATTCACGTTTCCTATTCAAGTAAAAAAAATAGAAAACAATTTCTAAAAGCTTACAAAGACCAAAATGGTAAAACGAGGTACATCCCGTGCCAATAACAAGATCGCAAACCAGAAAACAAATTGAAAACCCACCACAAAAAAAGAAGTGGAGTAAAAAAAGAAAACAAAAAATAAATTGCAAAAGACCAAAAGGTTTTAGTGAAAGGGCTCATTGTGCCGCAAAAAGAAAGAAATGAATTACTTACTCCTCACTCCTCTCTTATTGGTGGTTATTTTATTGATAATCATCTTTGTGATAAGCTTATAGAATTTACCAAAAATTCTAAAAGAGATGCTGGTGTTGTTTATGATGCAGGTAAAGAACGTATTGACAAAAAAATAAAAGATTCTGAAGATTTACGTTTAGATGAAACATCAGAACTTGGAAAAAAATATGTTTCTGAATTGGGTGATTGTTTAAAATTATATTTAAAAAAATATCCACATATAAACCAGATAAAGAAATTTGGATTGTATGAACAAATAAATATACAGTATTATAAAAAAG